ATTGATACCGTCTACCCAATCTCTCCAACGCTCCTCTGGCACGGTACCAATGTCATTGGACGAAAACAGTTCAGCCATCAGGTTGCAGTACTGTGGCCACTCCATTCCGCGTGGGTCGTATGTCAACATTATGGGTTACCTGTTCCACGAACATCGCCTGTATCGAGGCTTAAAAGGGTTTTACCCATGAAATAATTTCCGTTGTAGATGTTGGATCCAAAACGCAAGCGCATCTCACGCCGCTGTTCACGCATGTCTACCTTCAAGGTATCAGGATTAAAGTAGTACGGATCTGAAGGCTGATCTACATCATCAGCATAGCCCTTACCAGTGACGATGAGGTACATCTCTTCAGATTGGACGAAGTCAGGTTCAACGCGCTCACAGCGAGTCCATTGGTTGTCGCCCGGCTGTTGTGTCGCCCCCACCAACCCCGCATACGTACCCAATGCAGGCGTCTCAAAGTACGAGTCAATTGCGTCTGCAAAGTTTAGATAAATAGCGTTCGTGCCCTTCTCGTGTTGCCACAAGGTGTAGGTGCCAATACTGTTTTGTTCGTTGCCTGCCCAAATTGGAAATGGAAACACTTCGGAGAACACGCCTGCGGAGCGATAGGCGCCGGGGGACTGCCCCGCGTCGTACCAAGTCCTTTCTCTCACGTTATAGATAATCGCATCATTACACTCTGTCGCATCTCCGCGCGGATAGAACCACCATATCTCACCCCAACGTGGAACCTTTGTACACCACACCTTTTGGCGCTGTACATAATTCAAGTTGTCAAAGAACCAATTCATGTTCTGAGTGTTTGGGACTTCTTGTACAGCACCGTTGTACATCAAGAAGCGATCTGATCCAGCCCAATAGAAGATGCCGTCATATTCAATGACGCATTGGCTAGACATGATTGAGCTTTGACTTGTAATCAAGTCATATCTCCAGTAATAGTTGATATTATTTACTGTTGAAGGCGAGTAAGTGACCCGCACCACGGAATCTGTAGTCCAAAACAATCCAGCAGGCGACGTTGTACCGCCACGCAGTGGTAGCCCTTTGATGACCTTACCAGTCGATACGTTGTTTGAGTTGGCATCAGCAGATACCCAATCGTTAAAGTTGCCTGCGGACGAATTTTGAATCAGCCCATAGTTGCCATACACAAAAAGATATGGGTGAAGCATCACTACTCCACCAGACACAGAAATATTGGCATCAAAGGTCAATGTAGATGAGCCAGTAATTGTGGCCGCTTGGCTCAATATTGCCGTCCATGTACCAGAAACACTAGATGCTGATTTAACAGTGGTGCCAGCAGGAATTCCTGTACCTGTAACCGATAAACCTGCGCCGATTGCTACGTTGGTGGTAGCAAATGTCACGGTGGTTGTTGAGTTAAGTGTCGCAACAGCAGTGAATACGCCTACAGGCGCCACAGTCGTGTTGGGAAATTGACCAATCAAAGGTCGAGTGTTTACGGTGGAAGAAATGTCGTTAAGGTTTTGGCCGGGGTGCGCTATCAAATTGTTTACCCCACCACCCGTCGAGTCATATCCAATATCAAACTGCCACAAGTTATTTGCATTCTGCGCAAACGATGTATTTGCAGTCACCGTAATTGATAATCCAGATCCTGTTCCACCAATAGAAGCAGAAGAAGCACTCAAAATATCATTAGTCAAGTACCCTGAGCCTGCGGTAGTAATAGTTACGCTTGCAACTGCGCTACCAGAGACAACGATAGTAGCCAAAGCACCTGAGCCTGTACCACCAGTTAAAGCAACCGATGTATAAGTTCCGTTTGTATAAAAAGTTCCGCCAGCAGTGATTGTGACGCTAACTACACCACCTGTAATAGTAAATCCTGTTGGTCCAGATCCCACGCCATCATCGTTGTCTGTTACCCATTGTTCTAGGCCATTGTTATAGCCAGAGATAACGTAGTTCAGACCATTGATAGAACTCATGGTCATGCCACGAGAGATGCCAGTAGCATTCAAGAAGATCCCGTTATAGCCACCGATTTTGCGAGGAAGGCCATTTTGGAAACGCACCCATTGGCCGTCTACATAGGTAGGGGCGTTGAATATGGTGCCATCACGCTGGATGCCCGGCTTAATCTGAAGGGCTACTACTTTTGCGGTCATTAGAACGCCCCACCATAAATTCCCACTGGTATTGACATTCCAGAGGCTGATATCGTCACCGCGTTGCTACCGTTTACACTAAAGCCAATCTGGTTAGATGTTGGCAAATACATACCCGTTGTCGTATTGCCTGCAAAGTTTAATGATGGAGCGGAAGCACTACCAGCAGATAAAGTCAATGTGTTACCTGATACGTTAGACGTATTAGAGTTGTACACGTTTGTTCCATCACAAACTGCAATAACCGCTTGACCTTGGCCAACTGTAAGTGTGGAGGCTCCAACAGAAGACGTCTTAAACGTCAAAGTAAATGATCCAGTTGTCTTGTTTTGAATCGAGTACAAATTAACTGTAGAAGGCAAGACCACCGTACAGTTTGATGTTAGCGTACCTGAGTATTCTTGAATGATGCTAGACGCCTCAACAATACTCAGGGTTACCGTACCACCTGTAACGCTCTTGTTCAACTCAGTAAACACAAAGGTCGCAGACTGTCCATAACCGTAGGTGTTGTAGCCGTTAGTACCGTTAGATACCGCCACAAACGACTCAGACAGTTGGAGCTGAGCTTGTGAATTACTATCAATAGTGTCTGATCCAGATGGATAAACGGTCAATATGCCTGTACCGTTATTACGGATCATCACAAACCAATTGTTTCCCAAAGTAGACGCAGATGGCAAAGTAAAGTTACCAACACCACTTTGCCATACAAAGAAGCCAGACCTATCAGCAGACGTAAACGTGTAGTTAGAGTAGACGTTAGTAATTGGGTAGGCTTGGTTCAGCGTAGAGCTAATAGCTGTTAAACCGTATCCAGCAAGGGCAGAAGCATTTGCCGCGGATGTGCCTGCACCAAATGTTAGGGTGGACCAAGTACCGTTTTGAGTACTGTTATTGGTTAGGTAAACATATTGCACAACACCAGAAGTGATCGCAATAATTGTGTTTCCGCTTGTATCTACCAAAGTGAATGTGTTAGATCCAGAATTACGGATGATGATGCTTGCGCCAGTCGATACTTGCGTCGCAGAAGGCATGAACAGTTTTAAGCTACCCACGGTGGCCGTAACATCAATTTGATTGGCAACAACGCTTCCAGTGTTGCCATTTATAGGCCACTGTAGGGTGGTGTCTGTACTGATGGTTAGCGCTTCATACCCAACTTGTGAAGGGTTGATAGTTACGCCTGTGTAGGGATCGATGTACGTTGTCATGATTAGGAGTCCACGGCTATTGCTTGACGATCACCAACACGAGCGACATCTTCTGTCTTCAGTGCGGTAATGGCTTCTGTATATTTTTGCTGAAAAATTGCACGCGCATCGTTCTTTAGAAACGGCATAGCCTGCAATAGGGTTCCGTACAGCATCGCATTTGGAGCGTACTGGGTAAGCCAATTGGTCTGGTTTGTTGTACTCAAGGGCGGAATACGCTCGTAGTACAAGACCTCAAAGCTGTATGCTTGATCTGGCGTAGGTGCCAAGTACCAATGCTGATAGTCAGTGTCTGAGTAGTACAGGGGCGTTGCTGTCAATGACGAGTTTGGCCAATAGTTCATCAAATACTCAAACTTGCGCAACAAGACTGGCTGTGTTGTAGTTCCAGTATTGACCGTCATGGATACAGTTTTTCTCCAACGCGCTGGCTTGGCCAAAATTGGATTGTTTGGACTCATGTTGGCCGTGGCCACTTGGAGTTGTCCCAAAGTTTTGATTTCCTGTGCGATTTCAAATTCGCAAAGGGTGATGAATGTAGGGATAGCGGCAACTACCGCGGCATCACTACGCTCAAGATATTGAAGCACAGTCGAAGTCAGGCTGTCATAGGTCATGACCCATGATGGATTTACTGTGGCTGTAATGATTGTCGCCATGTGTGCCCTTTATAGTTGCCCTATTGTCCCATTACTCGCTGATGGCGGCAAGCCTATGACAGGAAAAGAGCGCGTTCATCATTGCGCCTAGTTACCAATCCTTTTAAGACTTTGCCACCAGCTTTGTTGTACTTTAAGAATTCGTCCGCCGCGCCTTGAATATCCCCGCGAAGAACCTTCTGACGGAGGGTTGAGCGCTGTAGTGTTCCCAGACCAACATTAAAAGCAAAAGAGACGAGGCCATCAAAGTTGCCTTGGGTAAGACTAACTGGGCATAGAGTTGATACACCCCGCTCAAAACGAGCCAGATCTGCTCTAAGAATTGCATCGACTTCCTCCATCGGGTACACACGGTTATCTTCTGGGCGCAACTGGATAGCCGCCCTTTGGTCTACAGGCAACTTAGCCTGTGAGTCATACATCAAGTGACCGCAACCAACTGTCCATAAATAGACGCTATCTCGGTAAGGCTTTTGTCGGACACCTTCGTGATGTTTGATGTCCTCAATACAACGCTGACTTATGTTCATTTCTTCTCAAACGCCTGTGAACCAAACCAGAACGCAACGATAGAAGCCCAAATCAACTGGGTATCGTTATCCCACAACTGGTCTAAGCATTCAGTAAATGGCACGTTTGAATGCCATGCATATAAGAATCCAGCCACATCGACAAACACCAGTAAGGCAAACATACCGTAGGTTAGGGCAGGGCGCACCATAGCGCGTGCATTAACGACCCACTGTGACGCACCCTTGCTGATCTCGATATCGTGCGCATACAGGGCTTGGCGTTCTTGCAAAGCCGTCTGAGCATTGGTGACGTCAGCATTGATCTGCACCTGCTCCGTCTGGATATGCTCAATACGTTCTTGAGCTTCTAAGCCAGCCTTCTTCAAGGTCAGCTCACGCTCTGTTTGCATGGCCGCCAAAGCAAGTTCATGTTTCTTGTCAGCACGGTCTTGGAAGAATTCCAGCAACTTGGGCAGGCCACCCATAAGGAAGGATAGAAGGGTAGAGAGGAGGGTAAGCATCATTTTTCCTTTAGTTCACGTTTAAGTTTGCGCAACTCTTTGATTTCCTGCTTGAGCTGAGCTTTCATGTACAGGGTTTCCACATACGCCATCGAGGTAACTCCAACAATGATGCATATGGCCACCCCTATCAATATCCACCAGACAAGCTTCGTAGTGCCCACATCATCCATCCAAAAAACATTGATATAAACATCACGGCAATTACCCCACTTGTTAATTCAATAAACCAAATTTCGTCTTGCTCTTTCTTCCATCTGGCCATCCTAGCCCTACGAATTGTCTCTGACCTAGCCCATGCCTGCTCTTGCTCAATCTTCTTGTGCATCACTAAAAACCTGCTGTACAAGTCTTTTAGCTGAGGAGGCGCATACACCATTGCCTCTCTGACGTCAACCATCAACTGCTCCATTTGAAGCTCGATTAGTACGCGCTCGATCGCTTTTTTGCTGGTGTTTTGCTCAGGATTGAACTTGGTCTTTGATTCCTCTTCTAGTGCATGGTAGTGATCATTGATCTGCTGTTGTGCGTCAAAGAGAGTTCCAAGTTGGATTCCAATGTCGTGGAGCAACTTAGACTCCAACTCTTCGTAGGATTGAGGATCCGCACTGGGTGCGGAAGCTCTTTTTGGCGTCTTTTTCGCCAAAGGCTTGGGGGCGGTGGGCTTGGCTGAGAACAGACCAACGAACCAATTCCATAATCCCTTGAGGGCTTTGACGTCTCCAATAACTTGGTCAACAGTCTTTTTAACGCCCTCGATCTCCATGCGCCCCTGATGGAGCATGTCACACCCTGACTTGATGGCAGAGACTGCGGTTTGAGCAAGGAGGAGGAGGGAGAATGGATCAATGGGTTACCCCTTTACAAAGAGCTTCATCAAAATTTCAGCCCCATTGGTTGACCCAAACAAAGTCATAGCGGCGATCAAATACAAAATGTATTCAATACGTTGCATACGTTTTGATCCATCGTCAAAACGCTTTTGTATGCCTTCATAACGTTGAGCACAAACTGCCTCGTGTACTGCAAGGCGCTTGTCAGTCTCCGTGGCAAGTTCGTGCGTATCGTTCATCTTTACTCCGTTGGCGCAGGTATAGGCTGATTCTTGGCTTCGTTTTGTACGGACTCAATTAGCTGGTAGACCTCTTGATAAGGGCGAGAACCCAAATAACCGAGAACAGCATTTACAGTTTGAACGGACAAAAATAGTTTTTCCATGATGCTTCCTATTTAGGGTTTAGGATATTTAGCTTTTACCGCCAAGCAGTCAGCTATGTACTTGTCAATCTGTGCCTGATCACCCTTTACAACGCCGTCAAGGTAGTCGGTCATTGGTGGGTATTCTTTACGGCGCTTTTGCGCGTAAGTTAGGCTTGCCTCAGCGGCAGCTTGTGCGGCGGCAACTCTAGCGGCGGCAGCTTCCCGCTCTGGTCGAGCAAGTTCGACAATTGAGTCAAAACCAGTTGCAGTAGAAGTAGAACTCTTGCGCTCTACCAACCAAACAGGGGCGCGGCTTTGGATTTCTGCAACAAGCGCATCACCCGTCAAAAATGCACCCTCAACGATTGGTACGTCGATTGCGTAGGTTGCAATGTCTGCTCCAGAATTGCTGTAAGTTACTTGGATTTGCCCAATTGCCGCATCCGCAGAAATAATACGATAGTCCATTACGTTTGACCTCCACCAATTGTGCCGCCAGTAATACCAGCGCCACCGTTAACAAAAGATTTACCAACTAAACAAGCCCCACCAACACCAACAGTTCCAGAAGAACCCGAACCATCTGGACCAGAACCACCAGTAGCAGATGACCCTGCAGACCCTAATGCTCCACCATTTCCGCCAGTTTGACTAACAGCAGTTCCACCCCCATTTGTAAAGGTTCCGCCTGCTCCGCCACTGCCGCCCGAAGCACTTGTACCAGCATTTCCATTAGTGCCGTTACCAACTCCGCCAGTGCCAGTAGACGCAGTACCTCCAGAGCCTCCAGTATTACCTCGTCCGCCACCACCACCACCAGCGCCAGCAAAGTCATAATTTACGCCGTTAAATACATCAAAAGAGCCGCCACCTGCTCCGCCGCCGCCGCCGCCGCCAGCAACACCGCTGGTGTTAGTCCAAGAAGTTGTCCTGCCAACAGATACCGCAGGGCCTCCAGAAGTTCCATTCCCACCTACTGTGTTATTGCCGCTGGAGTCTCCAGTAGCACCAGCGCCGCCAGTACCACCAAAACCTATAACAGTACCGTTGTTTATAACAGCTACCGTATCGCCAGCAGCCCAAGAGGTGTCTACAGTAAAGGCGTAAGAACCTGCGGAAGCAGAACCAACAACAACAGCATTGTTAATGGTGAAGGTAGCATCAGTTAATCCAGACGAATAACCTGTAACCTTAGAGATGTTGGCAGTGTAGTTCTGGGTACTAGCGCTGATAGTTATTGCAGCTGTAACACGAGCAGAAGGTGTTGTTATGCTATTGCTGGCAGAGCTTTGCGAGCTGTTGCCAACTGAGTTGGTTGCATAAACTTTGAATGTATAGCTGGTGCTTGCTGATAAACCAGAAACACTGATCGTTCCTGAGCCAGCGGTCGATAGCGTACCAGTGATTCCTCCGGGCGAAGAAGTCGCAGTGTACGAAGTAATCGTCGCACCGCCATTGTCCACTGGTGCAGTGTAAGTAACTGATGCAGTCGTAGAAGTAAGAGCTGTAGCTGTACCGATGGTCGGAGTTCCGGGAACAGTAGCGTCGGTGGTTATGCTGTTGCTTGCAGCGCTTGCAGAGCTGTTGCCTATGCCGTTTGTAGCAACAACGGTGAATGTGTAAGCTGTAGCACGAGTCAAGCCAGAAACACTTATCGTTCCCGAGCCAGCGGTCGAAAGCGTACCCGTGATTCCTCCGGGCGAAGAAGTCGCAGTGTAAGAGGTTATATTCGAACCACCATTGCTCGCGGGTGCGGTGTAAGCCACCGTAGCGGTTGTAGAACCTGTTTTGGTCGCTGTGCCAATTGTTGGCGCTCCAGCAACAACCGCTGTAACAGTTGCTGTGGTGTTCGAGTTGGCAGAAACGCTACTCACAGGGTTAGTAGCTGTAACTTTACAATAAATCGTGCTACCCACGTCTGCTTGAACAAGTACATAGGTGCTAGAAGTCGCTCCACCAATCGCCGTGCTTGGACTACGATACCACTGGTAAGCGTAGCTAGTTATTGCTGGCGTAGCAGTCCACGTTCCGTTGGTGGTCGTTAGTGTAGAGCCAAAAGTGGTGGCTCCAGTAACGGCTGGCGCAACTGTATTGGCTGGTGGGACTCCGTAAGAGCCACCGACAAAGGCGTTTAGGATACCGCTCATGTTACGTTTGTACCAGTCAAAATCCACTGAGTTGAAGTGATCTTCAAGCAGTTTGCCACGCCATATTGCGCCAGCGTTCTGCTTCCAGAACCACCGCCTTGCGCCCAAGTTAAAGTGTCCGTTGTAATGGAAATGGTAACCGCATTTGTGGACAGATTGACAAAAGACACCGCTGTTCCAATTGCGTAAGCAACAGAAGCATTAGCAGGAATTGTGTAAGTAGCCGCCGCTGCCGCCGCAGCATGGTAGATGTGCTTGCCTGCATCCCCCGCCACAAGTGTGTAGCTGCCAGTCTGTGCATTTTGTGGGATGTTGATGTACCCCACTCCGTTTGTGCCATCTACCGTAGTGCTGCTTAATGTTCCTGAAGATGGCGTACCTAAAGCACCTCCATTCACCACAAAAGCACCCGCTGTGCCAGTATTCACACCAAGCGCGGTTACTACGCCAGTTCCAGTGGTGGTAGTGGCTGGGGCTACTCCTGCGCCTCCACCGAGAACAATTGCATTTGCAGCAAGGGCGGCAGATGTTGCCCAAGCAGTACCGCTGGTAAAGTATGGAATGCCCCCGCTTGTTCCAGCTACAGTTAAAGCCAAAGTGCCGCTTGATGTAATCGGAGACCCGCCAACAGAAATAATACCGCCAGTAAATGACTGAGCAACCGATGT